AAAAGTTTTCTCATCTAATCTTTTTTGTAATTCTTGTAGTGTAGCCATTACTGAATACTCCCAAGTACGTCCTCTTGGTTTGCTTGTACGTTTGCATTAACTTGCGCACTATTTCTATCTGCATAAATTTTTCTAATGTAAGGCATTTGTGTGAAACTTAATAAGAAATCTTCATTACCACCGGCTTCCATGTAGTTTTTAGATAGTCTTAAAAACTGTGCTTCTAAGTCTTTAGATAAATTTCTGTAAGATGATCTAACTTCTTTTTCACCTGTAAATACACCCATAATTCTTGTAGCTTGTTCCGCATCTTGTACGTCAGCTCTCGTTAATCTATCTTCAGTTTTGTTAGCGTTTGCAAGAATATATTTCATTCTAACTTCAATTAGTCTTGCTCTTGTAATATTATCTAATTCACCATCAGTTGTTTTAGCTCCATCAGTAATAGATCTTATTTCTTTTTTATAATCATCCACAACTCCTTGTGTTTGTTTTCTTTCTTTTTCAGTGCTTGCTACAACATTTCCAGCATCATCTAATTTATCTGCTGTAATTAAATCAACTATCTCAGCATCAGCGTTTGTGCTTGCAGTCCCTATGTCTCCAATACCTGCTAATTCAAATACATCTCCTATAGCCCCTGTAACTTTTTCAAAACCTAATTTACCTTTAGCAGTTAAACCAAATGCTTCTTTAGGTAAGGAGTCTACTATTTGAGTAAATTTAAAACCTTGTTCAATACTAGATAATTGTTTTCTCATTTTATCTAATCTTGCAGGTGATTTTTTAACCGTAGTATATTCTGTGTACTTCATTGGAACAGCCATTGTTCCTGAACCATCTGCAGTTGGTACAAACATAATATCTAAACCTGTTTCTTTATCTATTCCTTTTTCTACTGTTCTTGCACCAAAAGGTAAACTTGGATCTCTGATAACAACTGTTTGTCTTGTTTTATCTGCTTTAATTATTCCAGCTGTCTTTTGTTTTTCTTTTGCTTTTAAAAACGATACTGCTAAATCTTTTCTTCTATCTTGTTCTTTACTAAATAAAGCTAAGGCTGTATCAGCAACCCCTCCACCTGATTGTCCTGCAACATCTAAAAACCCTCTAACACCATCTCTAGAAGTTTTACCTGACATTAAACCTGTAGCAAATTTCAAAAGTAAAAGATTACTTGTTTGATCATTACCACCAGTTAAGTTTGTAATTCTATCGTAGAATGCATTAAATTCATCAGCATCTTTACTAGCTGCCATTTTCTTTTTAATAATGGCACCTTTCTTAGCATTATTCTCTTGTTGTTTAGCCATAAACTGTATTTCATCTTCATCTAAATCAGTTACTTTTGGAACTTTTGGTAACTCTGCTTCATTAGTTACATTAGCCCCGCCTGTTACATTTTTATCAAATGTAAATACATCTGCTATTTGATCTGCTGTAGCCGTAGGTGTTGTTTTTGCTACTTGCTCATTTTTATAAGCTTCATCTAATTTCATTTGTGCAATTTTTTTGTAACTTGGTGATCCAATAATTACTTCTTGTCCATCAATAACTGTAGGTTTACCAAGATTGTTTTTATCCTGTTGTACACTTCTTAATACATCTTTTACTGTAAATGGAACTGGTTCACCTAAAACTTTTTCTTCTGCTGGTGCTTCATCCCCTAAAACTAAACCTGTTCCAATACCCCCTAGACCTACTGCTGTAGTTCCTTTTGGTATTCTTTTACCAAATTCTTTTCCTGTTTTTTGCATAGCTCCCGCTGTCTGTGGAAACTTACTTTTTAATGTTCTTTGTGCGCCTGTAAGTCTTAAACCTCTTGCTGCTAATGGTGTACCTAAAGCTAGTTGACCTATACCTGAAGCAATTTGACCAAAGTCTCCTTCTCTACTACCTGTTACAATATCTCCAACACCTTCTCCACCAAGTAAAACACCTGTACCAAGTTCTGTAGATCCTGTAGCTCCTGGAAACTTTTTAGCTCCTCTAGCCATTAAACCTTGTAACCCTGAACCTGATGTGCCTGTTCCTAAACCTGTACCTGAAGATCCTAAAGCTTTTTGATAACCCATTTTTGCACCTGACGCTGCACGAGCTGCTCTAATACCTTTAAGAGTTTTGTAACCTTTAGCCGCTGCGGGACCCACTCTTGCAAGAGTAGCGCCTATCCCCATTAATGCTGGTGGAATAAATAAAGGCATCTGCTACCTCCTTTGTGCCATGTTATAGGCAGCGTACGCACCTATTCCTGTACCCGCTGCTTGCGCTAATGGATTAGTTCCTGGTGCCGTGGTCGCTGTAACGGCAGACTGTGATGTTGGTAAATTAGTCATGATACCTTTTAAGAATTCTAGTCTTTGATAAGGTTCATAAGCTTGAGCCATGTTAGTTGCTCTTGATGCATCTAAAGCTTGTTGACCAAGTTGTTGTTGTACTCCACCGGCTTGTAATAAACTTCCAATGTCCGCTTGTTGCATTGATTGTTGTTGGCCTCCTAGAGCTCCAAGCATTTGACCTGCTTGCATTTGGTTACCTGCTTGAAATTGTTGTTGAGCTTGACCCGCTCCTAATGCAGTATTAAAACCTGATGCCATTGATTGACCAATATTTGCTTGAGTTGCTCTTTGTAATTCTGCTTGTTGTATACCTTCTCTTGCACCACCAAACGCACCTTGACCAACCGCTTGTGCAGATAATTGATTTTGTGCCATTTGACCTTGTCTTGCTATTTCATCAGTTACGTATGATTGATAAGGGTTTAGAAATTGATTTATGTTTGGACCAGCCATTGCTGTTTGTTGTGAACCTAATACAGAACCAATACCTGCAGTCGTTGCTGCACCTCCAACACCTGTTGTACCTGCTTGTTGAAAACCTGATTGTTGTAGACTAGAGGGTGCTGCAACTTGAAACGCCGGAATACCTACGGGAGTTGTTGCAAGTTTTGCTGCTTGATCGTAAAGAGCTAGTTTTCTGCTTTCTACTTCTGGTGCTTCTCTAGCGATTGATACTTGTGTTCCTGAAGTGGATCCACCACCTCCGCCGCTACTACCACCGCCTCCAAATATAAAACTCATATTATTTTAACTCCTTTGTGTATAAATATCTTTTTACTTGCCATTGTTTACCTTTTAAAAACTGTTGCCAACCCGGTCTTGCATGCACTGCTATCTTTTTGCAACCTTCTGATATTGCTAGATCCTCTATAGTGTCTGCAGCTTCGTCTTGCCATAGTTCTCTTTTTTCTCCTTTTAACAAAATAACTTCACACTGTTTATAATTTGGAAGTATCATTATTCTTGTTACAAATACCCCAAACACCTTGTATCGTATTCCGTCATCAGAACCAAACATCGTAAACAATTGAAAGGCTCCTTCTTTAATTCCTTCTTTAAGATCTTCAATACTCATGGGTTCGCCATCGTGTTTAAGACCTTCTCTTAACATGAACTCAACAAGTGACCAGTACTCATCAAGTTTTTTAGAGTCGATGTGTAATACAGCGACTTCTTTTTTAATTTTTTTCTTTTCTAGCTGCATCTAGTAAATCAAATACTCTTTTAAATCTAGCTTGTTGACCATAAAAGAAAGCTGCTCCTTTTTTTCTCATGTCTTTATAACTGCTAGGATCACCACCTTCGATAATACCTGCACCTAATATTGCATCTGCACGAGATACAAATTCTCCATCTGCTAGCTGAGCTAACATAGTATCTTCGTCTTTATCACCATTACCTGAACCGTCTTCTACATAACCCATTGCTCTAATGTAGTTGCCTTCGTCGTCCTTATCGTGATCTGTCATAGAAGGTAAATAATTTATACCCCCTTTATTAAATTTTTTTATTTCTGCAATCCCACCTTTGCTAAAAGAATACAAAGAATTATCAGTATAGTTGTATGGAGATTGAGTTTGGTTAACGCCTGCAGCATCTGCTTCGTAATCATATTTATTTAAGATACCTTGTAACTGCGCATCAGCTTTTACTTTAGCTGCATCATAATCCTCTTGTTTAGTTCCTTCAGGTGGCTCAACCGGATCATCTTCGCCCGCTAATAATGTTGATGCTCCAAGACCTATTCCTAATTGTGCACCTGTAGATAAACCTCTAAAACCCGAACCCTCTGTTAAAATTTCTGTACCCGCCTTATTATATTTATCAGGTTGACCAATTAAATTTTTACCCATATCATATATTCCACCAGCGGCTTGAGATGCTTGTGAACCTAATGTTTGTTGTGCTACTTGTCCTGTACCTGCTTCTATCGCAGCTTGTCTACCTATAAAATTACCTGTGTTACCAAATGCTGTTGGTGCAAAAGAACCCATGTTAGGCCCCATTGTAGAACCAAAGCCTGCCATACCTGCAACTTGTCCTATACCGCCTGCTATTGCAGCGTCTCTTAATGATCTTTTTGTAGATTTACCTCTAAGCTTTTGAATGCCGAAGGTTGCTAGTGCTATTGTAAATGGATCCATAATAATTTTTTACAGTTATTATGCTATTTTAACTTATATAAGGCTATTCTTCAATATCACCCGATTTTATAGAATTCATCCTTAACTTTACCTGTGTAATGATGTTCTCCAATATGGCTTATTTCTTCGTCAACTAAAGCATATATTTTCTGATTAATAGATGTCCAAAGCTTACAAAAAAAGAAATCTTCACCCATATAAGTTTTATCTTTAGGACTCCAATAAGTATCAAAAAAGTTAAAATAATTTGGTCTATCTACTAACTCACCATTCATCATAGTTTTTTGTTTTATTGTTAACTCTTTATAATGCTCAATAAGCTTATTAAATGCAGATCTTTTAATCATCATCATACCTGTTGGTCCTTTTTTAACCTCAATAAAACCGTCTACGGGGGTAATATTTTTTGTATCTGGTAACTCAATAGGGAATAACATACCCATGGTGCTTATATTATCATCAGGTCTAGCTTCAAAATCTTGTCTAAATTTACTATCGGTTTTCTGTTTCATTGGGTAAGGGATTAAACTTATCTCATGCTTACAATTAAATAATCTATAAACAGATCTAGTAGAAAACTCTATATCAGAATCTATAAATAACATTTGATCTGCATCTGAATTTAAGAAAGAAGAAGCAAGTAAGTTTCTCCCTTGTGTTACAAGTGAAGACTTCATTAATTGAAATGTTACTTTAGTTTTATTTAAAATACATTCCTTTTGTAAGTCTAAACAAGCTCTCATAAAATGAATGGATACGTCTGAATGCACAGGTGTGCAAACCATTAGATGGTTTTTATTTATTTCTTTTGACACTTATAGCTCCTTTCAAAAAGTTTTCCCAATGTCCTGCTATATATTTCCAATCATAAAATCTTTTATAATATTCTTGTTGGAATTTAAGTCCGTTACTTAAATCTTGTTTTAAAATATCTTTTGTTCTTAAAATACATTCAGCTAATTGTATTGATAATTTAGGTTTGTTTTGAGTATAGGGTATATAAATTGGAAACTCACAGCATGTTTCTGGTATTGCGCCGAGGTCCGTGGTTATTAAAATCTGACCCGCTGCTAACGATTCCATAGCAGAGATACAAAATGTTTCTTCCCAGATACTAGGGAAACAATTAACATCATAATCTTTTAACTTAGTCATTAAAGTTTTATGGTCACAATAACCCATGTAATTTACATTAGGTAAAGATCTAGCTTTTTCATATAATGGTTTATATTGATCATCATTACTTTGCTCAAATGATTTACCATAAATTTTTGTACTAGAATAAACATCTAAAGTTATATCAGGATCTTTAATTGCATCCATAGCAGCTAAAGCTATTTCTAACCCTCTCCACGGTGTAGAAATGTAACACAATTTAACTTTAGGCTTTGGGCTAAAATCTGTTTTTAACTGTAACTCATCATAGTCAATTGCATTTTTAATTACAGTACATCTATCCTCAGGTACTTGAAAATGTTTCCTAAAGTTTTCGTAATTCCAATGACTATTAAAAACATACCAATCATATTTAGAATGATTATCTTTATTTTTAAACCAAGGATGAATATTAGGTTGATCGTAAGAATTTTTCTGCCAAAGAATATTTGATTTAACAGGATCTAATGGAATCTTTTCTGGAACTGAAGTAGTAATTTGTACAGAATCAAACACACCTTGGTTAATGTGTTTTTTAAGATAAGCTAGTTGTAGTTCTGTACCGCCTGCTGGTTGCATTATACCTTTGTTTTACCAAAGATACTCATAGATGCAACTGTTATTTTTTGATTTATTTGTAAATCTTCGCCTGTAGTGTCTGTGTCGTTATTAGCCACATCAGCATCAAACTCAGCTTTGTCAGCATAAAGCTTACCTGTTCTTTTATTCTTAACTTCTTCTTCCGCTTTAGCTGGAATAACTGGTACTTCTTTACCATTAATCATTACTGTTTTATGTGCCATTATACCCTTCCTTGTTTATTATATTTTTTATAACACCTTTTTTCACTTTTGTTAAGAGTCTTCTTATGACGTCTTGGACGCTTACGGGGTTTTGCTCTAGGTACGAATGAAGAAAAATTTTGTTTAGCCATTTTCCTGTGATCTATCTATTAAAGCATAGCTTACAGCTCCTGTAATCTCGTTAGCTGTACCTGCTTGTAGTTTTAAAATATCATTAGCTTCCATATTTAAAGTATTACTTATCATATTTTTAAATTCTGCCGACAAAGTTGCATGACTTATCTCAATGTCTGATCCACCAGATTTTTGCAAATAAGTATCTAAGACCACACCTCCTCCAGCCTTATGACTAGCCTGCACTGTTTTTACAAGAATAGTCGCATCTGCAGGACATGTTAAAATAGTAGTTAAATTAGTCGTAGTTAAATCAAATGTTTCGCTTTTATATCTTATTGTCATGACATGAAATAGTAAAATGTGTTTTGTTCATTTTTTTGTTCTTCTTGATAAGAAGTGTTTAATTGATTTTGTAAAGTCTCAATAGCTGCATTTATTTGTCTGAAAGTTTCTGTGTTAAACTCCTGTGGTGGTTCAGGTAAAAATACTTGTACTTTAGCCATTATCTTCTTCCATCAGGTTGTATGTCAAATCTAAATTGACCAAATCTCCAACTTTCATTCAAACCATCATTTTCTACTTTAACTGCAGCAAGTCTTGCTCTTGCTCTTGTGTCTACTTTATTCGTAGATGAGCTAATTGTAAATGGTCCTAGTGGGGAGCTTCCTTGTGTTTGAGCGGGGTAGTCTCTAGTTGTTATTGTAATTTTTGCATTACCATTAATATATTTAAAATCAGGTATAAATCTTCTAAGTTTTATAAAATATTCCCCATCACCCTGAGCATCTAGATCAAAATCACCTGAGGTTATAAATGCAGGAATTGCAGTCGTTGTGCCATCCGCTAATACTTGGTTAGTCCCTATTTCATGATTAAATACTCTACTTGCACCGTTCGATACTCCCTGAACTGTTGGTGTTGTAGGTGTAAAACTAGCATCAAACTCTGTAGCTATAGGTTGATCAAATAAGTGAGCGCCAGTAAAAGTTGTTCTAGCTAATGAACCTGTAGTCCAAGTTTGTTCTGCATAATTAAAAGTTACTTGTCTATCTATATAACTTGAAGTAGAGGATGCGTAAAACCAAGATATCTCAGAGAATAAAGAATTGTGAGCCGCATAAGTTATTTCTGAACCATTAGCAAAATTAAA